AGTTTCATTAGGATCAGTTGTGTCAATATCAACTATTCTAGTATTTGGGGGCAATCTGCTTTCTTGATTGAATATCAAATCATTGATATATTGACCTTCAATCAATGAACCAACTACATATTGAGGATCAATACGAACTGTAGTTAGATTCTTTGGTAAGACTGTACCATCACCTTGAATCACAGTACCGGTACCTACTGCATACACGGGATCACCCGGAGTACCTGAAACAGTAAATACTTCGCCTACGTAGGGACTAGAGCTAGCACCTACTAACTGCCACTGAGTGGTACCCAATGTAACGATAGTGTATTGCTGGCCTGCAATTAATGAGCTTGATGGTTGTACTCCGCCTTCAGTTGATACAAATAATTTTTGTAATGCTTTACCGGTACCATTGTTGCCACCACCAGTTCTTGTAGCAGTAAACGTGTCACCAGGCGCGTAAGTTATTGATATAGTGTCGGCAATTAAGTTCCAATCAGCTTGTGAAGTTGTACCTAGATCAGTAATGATGTATTCTTTACCTGTCTCAAACTGTCCATCTTGATTTTCTATAGCACCTAATGCTTGCCAAGTTTCTGGTGTAGTCGAACCTAAATCTGTTATTTCATAATAATATCTAGGCAATATCTCACCTAGTGGTGTGTTCACATCATCATTGGCATCTATAATACCTTCATACTCAGTATATGTTTGTACGTCAGGATAATAGTTCTGCTGACCTTGAACAATGTCAAATGCGTCTGTAGTTCTAGTATCTAAGAAATCAACAGCATTTTTGCCAATTATACCTGCGTTATAAAGTTTTAAGTTAGGATAAAACTCTATGATAGGTCTTTTTGCTTTATTCGCTGCTGTGGCAAATTCAGTTACGATATTTGAATTGTTATTGTATTCTGCTGTTGCATTGATAACATCTATATGGAACCAACGATTACTACGTGACCAGGCATTTTTGTTTATAGCATTTCTTGCAATTGTAATATAGTCAGGCACAGTGGGAATGTCGAGTGCTGCATCCCAAGGACCTTCATCATATGCTAATATGTCATATGGATTGTTTTGAATCGTAGTGAAAGGCTCGGGTGTAGCTAATGATTCTACCGGAATCAATTCAATACTAGTGCCAACACCCTCAACATAATATTGACCATTTAAATAACTTCTAGGTAGAACGTCTCCATCGAACTCAACCTTGAGTCCGTTTGTAAAGACAACACCATTTCTAGCAGTATAGCTAGGTTGTCCAAGAATGTCTGCGTCAACATCTATAGGATTGATTTCGTTATTTTCAATAAGCTTGATAACACCGACTCTGTTTGCATTAGTAGCATCTTGATAATATAATGTATCTAATGGTGCTGAGATATAAGGTATTCTTTCAATAGCACCGCTAACATTTTTAACAAAGTGTAATCCTACGTATTCTGTACCATATTGCGGAGTGATCTTTTGCTCTATAGGTATCACATCGCCCTGCACTAAGCGAATCACAGGATCATTAACATCACCGACTAGTTGTACGACATAATAATAATCATTTACAGGCGAGTAATATCCTTCTTCGTTCAAACCTTGATTTATCGCTACTGTCATAGATCCACTAGTAGTACCAGGTGGGGTATAAGTAGGGCCATTCAATGATTCTGAAACTGTTATTGTATTAAGGCTTGGATTTATGCCTGTGATATAATATATAGAGGGATCATATTCTACTACAGAGCCTGTAGTACTAACTGGAACTGCTGCACAAGTAAAGACAACACCTTCTTGAATATCGAATACGTTAATTGTCGATGTTGCTACTGTTTGAGCTTGACTTACAGTGTAAGTAGGAGCTCCATTTAATGCTGTAGCTATAGGATCGTATCCTGTGATCGTTGTACCGTTAGTAACACCTGCACCATTCAATGTCATACCAATATTGAATGCACCGGACAAAGTTGAATATACGATAAGTTGAGTACCATCGATCTCTGCACTGATACTAGCTGCTTGAGGAACACCTGCTGCGATCCAATCAGTAGTACCGACTTGTGATATAAAATACTGATCACCAACTGTCATCGTTGTTACGTCAACAGGCGGAGTGGTTGTTTCTACATAAGGTTGTATACCACCGAAACTAGTTCCAGTGAATGTAACTGTGCCACCTATTGTGAGGTTAGCAACGCTGTTTAATGTGATGTCTCCGGCGAAAGTAATGTTAGTAGCAGTTCTAGTTAGTGGTGCTACGATGTTGCTATTGACATCGTATGGAGTTGAATCAAAGAATGCACTCACATATCCAATTTCATTTGTGACGCCGGTGTTATAGAACAGAACTGTTCTACCATTTAATGCAGTCACACCATCGATGCCGCCTATCTGACTTACCTTTGCACCATTGATTTGACTAAAAGGTCTGTCGCTGACAAGTCCTACTTGATTGTTACCAGGATAGTTATATTCATCTTGTGCATCTTTTTGCGGTACTGTGAATGAAACAACACCGCTAGTAGCACCGTTGTTCTCTACACCATAGATTTCTCTTGTATAAAGATTAGGTTGTGTCGGGCTATAACCTGTTACACCTGGTTCTCCTTGAATCCAGAACTGAGTTCCTTGATCTAGTATGAAGTTATATCTGCCGCCACGCAACAATGTGATTGTAGGATTGTTACTACCTGCACCTGCACCGACTACTCTAATATTATATGCGCTAGGTAATGCAGTAACGATATAATCATTATTGCTGAATACTGCACTTGCTGCTACAGTTACGGCAGGAGCGCCTGTTGGCAACCAATAATATTGGTTATAGTTAATAATCTTGTCTAAGTTAGTAAAACTATCCCAACTATAAAATTGATTAGTGAACAAGTCACTATTATTTTCTGTGATAGCACCTTGTAATTTTAATGCATCTAGTATACCAGGATAGCTAATAAAATCTTTAGCGACTGACTCGTTCTCTTTTAAGAATGCGACGCCAGGTTCTAATTGATAATCTTTTCTAGTTTTCGTTGGTTCAGTTACATAATAATCTTTAGCGTTGATGCCATAACCAAATTTACTACCGACGAAACCTTGTATCTTTTTAGTTACTGGAGGGTTTACTAATTGATCTAAGGTAGCAGATAGGAATTGACTGTTTGTTTCAGTCTGAAATATATTTGGTAGAAAGTCGAGTGTTCTTATTCTAGTCATGTTATGCTACTTGTAACTGATCCGGAGTTAATGCTGCGATTACACGAATATCATTAGGTGTTGCCGCATTAGCGAAAATTTCATATGGTTTACACTTAATTTCATACAGTGTACCAAATTTTTCTGTTGGATTATTTGGTACTAATACAGCAGAGCTTATCAAATCACCCAATTGGTTATGTAGATATGCGCTCAACTCACTAAAGTAGAACGTGTCTCCGAAATTCCAATTGTTGATATCGAAATAGGTATTCATAGCCTGCAATACTGCACTTCTTATCTCACTATCACTAGCGGTTGTGTCGCTTGTTTTAATAACTTTAATCGTGCCTCTTAATGCACTTGCTGCTTTAGGACCGAATAAAGGTTTAAACACTACACTATTTAATACCACTGAATCACTCAACATTTTGTAATCATTAACTTGACCATATGCTGATTTTAATTCGTTGATAGTAGGTCTATTTGGTTCGGGAACTGTATTTGTAGTATCTTGTATATAATTCTGATAGGCAGTATAATAAGCCTGTGTAACCACATAAAGATCAATAATATTTGTTGTCGCTGGATCGATACGTGTAGTATTATTACTGTTATGACGATATTGATAGTCCAGACCTTGACGACCCGGTTTCATAAAATAATTTGTTTGCTCTACTAACGTATAACTTGTTTGCGTAACTGTTACATCCTGTACTGTTTTATAGAATGTATCTTCGCTGTAGGCATAGAATAGTTGTCCAACTGGATAATCATATTTGACTACTTCAATTTGGCTCTTTAATGCATATGTATAAATGATGTCAGTGCTGGGGACCAATTGCAATCTTGATAAATTGATTGCATCTTCGACTAAACGGAAAAATGCATATTTACCGATGTTAGCACCGCCAGGAACAACCCCAGTCAACTCTTGGAAGAAATCTGGATTTACTGACAATAAATTGTTATTGATATCAGTGCTAGCCACTTCTACTTCAAAATCATTTACATAACCATCGCTCTCTATAGTTTGTCCGATGATGTTAACTTTTGTATCTTTACCTAATGCATTAACACTACCTGGTTGTGTATTAACACCAAGCACATTAATAAAGTCTTGTAAAATTTTACCACTAAATGGATCATAGACTAATTCATTTAATGAGTATGTAAATCTAGTTTCGTCTACGCTACCAAAATAATAACGCAATGATCTATACTGTACTGTATAAACATTTTCTGCTACGTTCGTGAACAATACAAACCAGTTATCTGGATCTTCAGGTCTTAATGCCCAACGTTCATCACCTGTTGCAGTATTTCTATAAATCAAACCAAAATTTTGTTGCAACTCAATTCTTAATATTGCTTCTTGAATTATACTTACCGGTAATGAATTATCAAATGCTGGAATGATAGTTGCGCATATCGCACCGTTTGGCACATAATAATTCAAAGTTATAGGACCCACACCATTACTGAAATTACCCTGTCCTGTATTGCTACCGTCGCCGACAATATTTAATACAGTAGTCCATATAAAAGTGCTGTCGGTTGGGCCGGCAATACCTGCTACTAGCCTATTGTTTTGATCAAAATAATATCCGATAGGAGCAATGAACTTTAATAATGCTCCTTTAGTTATGAATCGTAATGTTGTGCTTGTTAAAGAACCCACCATTTGTGGTTCTTCTACATCACCTACTACTGTATAGAAATAACCATTTACACTATTTCCGTTTACATTACTTGTATTGAAATAAGTTGCATTCGCTGCTGAGGTGTCTAGATCATAACGAACATATGGAATACTAGGATTAACTGTACCATATAGATAATATTGAAATACTCTATTGCTCGACAACACACTGGTTAATTCTTCGGTAAAGAATGAAATAATGCTACTTGAATTAGTGACGTTTAATGTAAGGTAACCAATACTGTCATCGCTCCATAATCCGCCATCACTACCTATATTGTTAATGCTTGAATATTTTCCTGTTGGATCTAATAAATCTAAGTTCTTGCTTACACCTATACTTGAACGATTTACAGCCTTTGATTTGATAATTGATGAATAAAGAGTATATGGGAAGTTATTGTAATCTTCACCATTTACCATACGATTCTGTGTGTAATAACGTGTTGGAGCACGTTGCTTTATGCTTGGTAAACTTTCACGGCTTTGAGCATTACTGACGGGCTGTGTCAATTGTAATCCAACTGTTAATGTTTCGCTACGTCCTTCACGGCTAATATATGTAAAGGCTACGCTCAAGCCCTGTATTTCATTTGGATCAATTGTATAAGTCAAGCCATTGCTTGCTCTGATATATGCTCTGAATGTGCCAACAGGAATATTGCTGAACACACCATCACCGAACACATAAGTTACTTGATCATTGAATCTACTGTTTACACTGAATATACTTTTCTTGCTAGTTTCTGTTTGAAGGTATGCGTCAGCATATACGTTATCGACCTTCTCCCATAATATTCTTGTATCGTTATTATCACTTAATTGATATAACCAAGTATCTGTATTGTTGATACCTTGAATATCGATATTGACTGTTTGGTTAGCAATCTGTTGCTCTAACACGAAATCAAAATTGTTCAATACTCCTTGCTTGAAATAGAAGAAGTAACCTGTGTTAGGACTTGCGAAACCTAACTTGTCGTTTCTGTATAACATGTTGAAACGACCAGTAGGTGCAGGGGGTAATTCATATAGATAATCTTCGTCTACACTAGTCACGCTTACCAATTCAAAATCCATTGTTGTACCATCTACTGTGCTAGTAAACGGAACAACTGGCAAGCTGCCTTGCGGAATCTGTAGACTATATTCTGCTGTAGTCACACCTAAAATGTCGCTAACGTTGCCTGGACGCCCAACACGCTGTGTGCTGATCAATGCGGCATTGATGATAGTATTAAACTGTTCGAACCAGTTAGGGTTAGCAGGGTCATTCCATAACACAGGAACGTTGCTTAAGTTAACACCATTCAAATCAGTGATATTTTGGCTTGTTATGATACTAGTTACTTTCAGTGTACCTTCAGCACATATATTGCGCTTTGGTGTATAGCTTACTAGATTTGCTAACTTGATAACGCTATCACGGCGTTCAGCCGTATCTATAAAGTTTTCTCTAGCGTTTAAGTCGTTTCTAAAAGCAAGACCCTGGCCCATGAACGCCATGACATCGAGCAATGCGATGAATTCGCTACTCTCAATGTAGTCGTTATATGTTTCCGGATAGTAAACACGAAGGTAGTCTATAAAACTCTTACGTAATGTCTCATAGTCGTAGCTACGAAAGTCTGCCTCACGGAAGGTTTGATATATTGCTTTCCAGTCGTTTACCCCGAAAAGTGCTGATTGTCTAGAACTTTTAGCCATAGTTTATCTCTGATTCTAGTATTTATCAAACCTAAAAAACCGGGTTTTTAAGATTGCATAGCAGCGGTGTTTGTGCTGCTATCAAAAAACACACTTAGCATAAGTGCTTGATTGAACGGTGATATAGCTAACTGAACTTCCATCAATATGCCATTTTCTTGCGGGTATGCTCGCACAAAATCTATAATCAGTCTTGGGTCAAGACTTGCTACTCTGCGTATCTCGTTTTCTAAACTAAATTGTACGTCAGGAGTGTTTGGTTCGAATACAAAGTCCCACAATGTAGTACCATAATCGGGCTGTCCTACTTTTTCACCCTGACGTATGTTCAACGCATTTATAAAATCTTGAACTACTAGGTTTTCATCTACCAATTTAAACTTTTTGCCTGTGTTTATCCCATTAACAATGGATCCCACACCGCCATCAATACCCACAGGTGCATTGGTAGTTTTTGGTTTATTAGCATTTATGGTACTGAATCCGATATATTGTGGCATGATAGTATTTAGTTATGTTATCCCTGTGAACCTGAACCCGGTATTACTG